AACACTCCGATCCTGGTCCGGGACCTGGAGGCCACCATCGCCGCGACTGGTGAGGCCGGGACCGCCTCGCGCGCGCTTCGCGCCATCGCCGACTTCGGCCGCTCGACCGGCGTCCTGATCCTGGTCGATGAAGGGGAGGGGGCCGACCCTGAGGACATCGCGGCCGACCAGGCGGCGAACGTCATTGCCGGGCTTCAGAAGCTGCTGGTGGCCGAGCAGGCCGTGGCCGTGCGCCCGCGCATCCTGGCCGCGCCCGGTCTCGACGACGCGGCCGTCACCGCGGCTATGGGCGTCGTCGCCACCCAGCTGCGGGCCATGGCTTATGCCCGCGCCATCGGCGCCACCCCGGCCGAGATCTACACCTACCGCCAGACCTATTCGACGCGCGAGCTGATGCTGATCGATGGCGACTTCAACGCCTTTGATGCCCTGGCCGAGGCCGAAGTGGTCAGCTTCGCCGCCGCCCGGGCTGTGGGCACCCGCGCCTGGCTGGACCGCGAGGTCGGCTATCACAAGACGATCTCCAATGTGGCCGTGCCGGGCGTGCTGGGTCTCACCAATCCCCGCACCTGGGATCTGCAGTCGGCCGATACCGAGATCGGCCTGATCAACGGCGCGGACGTCACCGGCCTGATCCGGCGCAACGGCTTCCGCTTCTGGGGCAACCGCACCTGCTCCGATGATCCGCGCTACGCCTTCGAAAGCGCCGTCCGCACGGACCAGGTGCTCCGTGACACCATTGCCGAGGGCGTCTTCCCCTACATCGATCAGCCGCTCCGCCAGTCGCTGGCGATCGACATCATCGAGAGCCTCAATGCGCTCGGCCGGCGCGAGGTCCTGGCCGGTCGTCTGATCGGGTTCGAGGCCTTCCTGGCCGAGGGCAACACGCCCGAGCTGCTGGCCGCCGGCAAGCTCCGCATCGGCTACCGCTTCACCCCCTGCGCCCCGCTCGAGGAGCTCGGTATCGGGCCCGAGATCACGGACGAATTCTACGCCGACTTCGCCGAGCTGGCCGGAACCGCCTGATCCGGCCCCGTCATCCCAAGCCCTTTCGCCCCTGAGCCCTTCTAACCGTCCTTCCAGGAACTCCCGCCATGCAACTGCCCCGTCAACTCAAGGACATGAACGTCTTCAATGCGGCGAACTCCTTCGCCGGTCAGGCGGGGAAGTTCACCCGGCCGAAGCTGGTCATCAAGACCGAGGACTATCGCGGCGCCGGCATGCTGGGCACCGTCAAGCTGGACATGGGTCTGGAAGGGCTCGAGGTCGAACACGAGTACGGCGGCGACATGCCCGAGCTGAACCGCGAATTCGGTTCGACAGACATCGACGGCAGCCAGCTGCGCTTCGCCGGTGCCTATCAGAACGACGCCACGGGCCGCTATGACGACGTCCAGATCGTCGTGCGCGGCCGCCATACCGAGATCGATTCCGGGACGGACGAGGTCGGCGCCAAGTCGGGCACCAAGTACAAGACGGCCTGCACCTATTACAAGCAGACCCGCAACGGCCGTGTCGAATTCGAGATCGACATGATCGCCGGCACCTTCATCGTCGACGGCGTCGACCGCCGCGCCGAGCTGCGCCGCATCATCAACTGATGACGGCGGGGCGCTCCCTTCCCCCGATCACGGCCGCGCTCCAGCGCCAGCGCCAGGACGACATTGCCCGTCGTCAGGCCGCCGATCGTCACTTCGATCGATTCATGGCCGCGCTGACGCGGCGCACTCGCCGGGACCCCTCCAATGGACACGAAAACCGAACCCAAGCCTGAGGCGCCCGCCTCGTCCGAGACCGCCGATCCTGCGGAAAAGGCCCGATCGGGCACTGACAAGACGGGCCGCCCCTGGGCTCTGGTGACCCTCGACAATCCCCTTGATCGCAGCGGGACCGAGGTCGTGGACGTCACCATCCGCAAGCCCCGCGGCGGGGATCTGCGTGGCACCAAGCTGACCGAACTCTATGCGGCTGACGTGGTCGCCATGTCGATCGTCATCCCCCGGATCAGCGAACCGATGATCCACCGCCAGGAATTCATGGACATGGACGGGGAGGACATCGCCCAGCTGTCCGGCGAGGTGATCAATTTTTTGCTGACGAAGTCGCAGCGGCGGGAGGCCTCCCTGACCGAGTAGAGGACGCCTTCGCGGACATCATGTTCGTGATGCATGGCTGGTCCAGGGAGGCCCTTGAAGCCCTCGACCTGGCCGACCTCTCAGAAGAGCGGGAGCGTGCGATCGCCCTGTGGAATCGGGTCAACGGCCCGAAGGACGAATGACGCATGGACCGTAATCTTCGCCTCAATCTCATCTTCAAAGCCGCTGGAAACGCGAAGACTTTTCTTCAGGGCGTGAAGGGCGAGAGCGACCGGACGTCCAAAGCGCTCGGCGCCGCCCGCGAGCGCGTCACGGATCTGCAGAAGAGCGTCCGCAACATCGCAGCCTACAAGCGCCTGCAGGGTGAGCTGGGCCAGACCCAGGCGCGGCTGGCCGAGGCCCAGAAGGAAGCCCAGCGGCTCGGCCAGGCCCACGCCTCGGCCGATCGTCCGACCCGCCAGCTGACACGCGCCCTCGAGATTGCCCGCGATAAGGTGCGCGGTCTCCAGGAGCAGGAGCAGCGCCGGCGTCTCGGCCTGCAGGATCTGCGCGGCACCCTGACCGAGGCCGGGATCTCGACGAAGAACCTGAGCGCCCACGAGATGCGCCTGGGCCGCGAACTACGCGAAGCCAATGGGGAGCTGCGCGAACAGGCCCGCCAGCTTGAGGCCGTCGCTGCCCGTCAGCAGCGCCTGTCGGCCGCGCGCTCCCGCTACGACAGCACTCAGCAGCTGGCCGGCACCATGCAGGGCGCCGGCATGTCGTCGGTCGCCGCCGGCGGGGCCCTGGCCGCTCCCCTGTTCATGGGCGGGCGTCAGGCCATGTCCTTCGAGGACGGCATGCTGGACGTGGCCAAGGTCGTCGACTTCGAGACCCCGCAGCAGTTCCGGCAAATGTCGAACGATATCCTCGACCTCGCCACGCATATTCCCATTGCGACTGAGGGCCTGACCGCCATCGTGGCCGCTGCCGGACAGGCCAGCATCCCGCGGGCGGAACTGCTAGGGTTCGCCGAAGACGCCGCCAAGATGGGCATCGCCTTCGATACGACTGCCGAGCAGTCCGGGTCGATGATGGCCACCTGGCGGACGGCCTTCCGCATGACCCAGCCCGAAGTGCGCGGCCTGGCAGATCAGATCAACTATCTGGGCAACACCGGCCCGGCCACCTCCATGCAGATCTCCAACATCGTGACCCGCATCGGGCCGCTGGGGGAGGTCGCCGGCATGGCGGCGGGCGAGATTGCGGCTCTGGGCTCGACCATGGCCGGCATGGGCCTGAGTGATGAGATCGCCGCGACCGGGATCAAGAACACCGTGCTGGCGCTGACCAAGGGCGAGGCTGCCACCCGCATGCAGCGTCAGGCCTGGAAGGCCCTGGGCCTCGACGCCGTTACGGTGGCCAGGCAGATGCAACAGGACGCCGGCGGCACGATCCTCGACGTGCTGGGCCGGATCTCGAAGCTCGCGCCCGATCGCCAGAGCGCCATCCTGACCCAGCTGTTCGGCTCGGAATCGGTCGGCGCTATCGCGCCCATGCTGACCAACCTCGAGCTCCTCGAGGAGAACCTGGGCAAGGTGGCGGACAGCAGCCTCTACGCCGGGTCGATGCAAAAGGAATTCGAGTCGCGCGCGAAGGCCGCGTCGAACGCCGTCCAGCTCGGCAAGAACGCCATCAAGGCAATCGGCGTCGAGATCGGGACCGCCTTTCTGCCCCAGATCAAGGCCGGGGCGATGTGGGTGCGCGACACCACTAACCGCTTCCGGGTGTTTGCCCAGGCGCACCCCGGGCTGATCAAGGTCGTCGGCACCCTGGTAGCGGTTCTCGCGGCGGGCCTCGTCGTGTTCGGCGGGCTGGCCATGGCCGCGGCGGCCGTCCTCGGCCCCTTCGCCCTCCTGCAGCTGACCCTGACACAAACGGCGGTCCTGTTCGGGCCGGTCCTCACCGGCCTGAAGCTGATGACCATGGGGGTCTGGCGGTTCACCGCCGCCCTGCTGGCAAACCCCATGGTGCTGATCGCCACCCTGATCATCGCGGCCGTCGCGGCCGTGGCCTATGTGATCTATCGGAATTGGGGCCGGATCGGACCATGGCTGAAGGGCCTGTGGGACGGCATCACCCGCACGGTCGGCGGCGGGCTGGGCCTGATCAAGGCTTACATCCTCAACTTCACCCCGCTCGGTTTCATCATCAGGAACTGGCAGCCGATCGTCGCCTTCGTCCGCGCGCTGTGGAACCTGACCGGTCAAGCCGTCGGCCTCGGGCTCGACTATGCCAAATACCTGCTCGCCCGGTTCTCCCCCATGGGTTACGTCCGCAAGGCATGGTCGGGCGTCACCGGTCACATTGCCGGCGTCTGGGCCGGCGCGAAGGCCGTCGTCGGCAAGGGACTTTCCGTGATCGGGCAGGGCCTCCTGCGCTTCACCCCGCTTGGCTTCATCGTCCGGAATTGGGAGGCGATCTCGCGCTTTCTGCTGACGGCCTTCGACCGCTACCGGTCGACCGTCCAATACGGCCTCGAGGCCATCGGGCAGCTGCTCGTCCGGTTCACGCCGCTCGGCTTCATCATCAGCAATTGGGGTCCGATCTCTGGCTTTGTCGTTGGCCTTTGGACTCGGGTGAAGGGCGCTGTCTCAAGCGGCATCGATGCCATCAGGAATGTGATCCGGGCCTTCAATCCGCTCGACGCGTTCAAATCGGCCTTCGCGGATCTCTGGAGCTGGTTGGCCGATTTACCCGGCAAGCTGCTCAAGGCGGGCGCGGATGCGATGAACGGCTTTGCCCAGGGCATCCGGGGCAGGCGCTCTGCGGTCCAGGCCGCGACGGCCGAGGTCGCCCGCGTACCTGAGGCCACCACCCGGCGTGTCACCCAGACGCGCTCGCCCTCGCGCGTCATGATGAACGTCGGCCGGGACGTCATGTCCGGCTTCACCCTCGGCCTCGGCCAGAACGGGCGCGGCCCGGCCTCGGTCATGGCCGGCGCCGCAGCCGCGCTGATCGCGGCGGGATCCGTGACCATGCCGGGCGTCCGGCCAGGGATCATCGACGGGTCCGAGCGGGACGGCGCCGCGGCATCCTCCCCTTGGGGCCCGGCGGACGGATCGGGCCTGGCGCGCCCGGTGTTCGATGCGGGGCCCCGGCTGGAAGCGCGTGCGACCGCCACACAGGCCGCTTCTGGACCGGGATCCGCGGGGCTGACGATCGGCACGCTTCACATGACCATCATCCAGAAGCCGGGCGAGGACGCCGAGGCGCTGGCGCGCCGCGTGGCCGAGCTGCTCCGCAAGCCCGACCTGTCCAGCCTCTCGGATGATTCCGACAGCTATGGAGAGGCCTGATGTCTGACACGGCCATGCTGATGTCGCTCGGGATGTTCGGCTTCTCGATCGATAGCGCCCTGTTCGACCAGATGCGCCGGCGCAGATCCTGGCGTCATCCGACCAACGAGCGGGTCAATGCCCGCCCCGCCGGTCAGTTCGCGGGCCCGGGTGACGACATGATTGAACTGTCGGGCATCCTCGCCCCCGGCCAGATCGGCCGCAAGGATGCGCTCGAGGAGCTGGCGGCCATGGCCGACACGGGGCAGGCCTGGACCCTCGTGGACGGGGAGGGCTTCGTCTATGGCGCCTTCGTCATCGAGGGCCTCGATGAGGGCAAGCGGAACTTCATGGCGGGCGGCATCGCCCTGCAGACGGACTTCAGCCTGCAGCTGCGCCGCATGGATGACACCGAAGGCGAGGACGCCCCGGCCGAGGCCACCTCGTGAACCAGGCTCCCGGATATATCCACCGCCAGGCTTCCTATGACCTGGTCGTCGACGGCGCCAGCATCAGCGGCGATGTCTACCCCCGCCTGATCAGTCTCGGCCTGTCAGAGCGAAGGGGCACGGATGCCGACGAGCTCGAGCTGGTCCTGGACGATTCAGACGGGCGGGTCGCCATCCCGTCACCCGGCGCGGAGATCTCGCTCAAACTCGGCTGGCGAGATCTTGCCGATGGCGGCAACAGCAGCCTGATCAACAAGGGCACCTTCAAGGTGGATGGCCGGCGCCATACCGGAACGCCCGACCGCCTGATCATCAAGGCCCGGTCGGCAGACCTTACCCGAGCCTTTCGAACCCGCCGCACCCAGACCTGGACCGACGCCACACTCGGCCAGGTGCTGGCCGACGTTGCCGGCAGAAATGGCCTGCAGTCGCGCGTGGCGGCCGACAAGGCCGCGCTGGCCATTTCTCACCTCGATCAGGACCGTGAGAGCGACAGCGCCTTCCTCGCGCGTCTGGGGCGCCTCCACGATGCCGTGGCTACCGTAAAGGCCGGCCACCTGCTGTTCGCGGCCGTCGGCTCCGGAGAGACAGCCGGCGGCACGCCCATTCCGCCCGCCACCCTGACCCGCCGCGACGGCGACCGTCACGATTGGGAAGCCCCGGAGCGGGAGAACTACTCGGGTGTCATTGCCGTCTGGCAGGACCGCGCGGCGGCGACCCGGCGTGAAGTCCTGGTCGGGGCCGCCAGCAATCCCAAACGGCTCGGCCGCGTCTACGGATCAGAGGCCTCGGCCAAGCGCGCGGCCGAAACCAATTTCAAGCGACAGGGGCGCAAGGGTGCAACCTTCAACCTGTCGCTCGCGCGCGGCCGACCAGACCTCTACCCTGAGCAGAAGCTGAGCCTGTCGGGCTGGAAGCCTCAGATCGACGCGGCCGACTGGCTGATCGTCGAAGCGCGCCACACCCTGTCCGGCAACGGTGGCCTGACCACGTCGCTCCAGCTTGAGCTCGGCGGCTCGCCCTCGTCCTCGGGCTGAACAGCCCCGCCTGCATAACTCACGGTTCTTTTACACTGACGTTTGGGAAGATTTCTGCTATGACATCCACAGGGGCAAAGTCGGGGTCATCCATGCAAGACACGGCCACTACGGCTGCCTCAAGTTCTGGCCGGTTCAGTTCTTCCCATCAGCCGGACGCCTTCAAGCAGCCGGGCCGACGCTTCGGCGGTCACATCCGGACACAGTGCCCGCACTGCCGATCCCAGGCGAAGGTGCGAAGCAGCAAGGTCATTACGCCGCTCTACAAGGAGTTGCGATTCCAGTGCTCGGACATGGAGTGCGGCCACACCTTCGTCGCCAGCCTGACGATCGACCGCACGATCGTGCCCTCGGCGCGGCCTAACCCAGCGATCCGCCTCCCGGTCGGCAACCCCCGGCCGACGACGCCGGCGAACGACCTCTGA